TGATTTGGATAAAATGAGTACAGATGAATTATATGAAATGTATTTAAAATTGAGAGCATGAAGCCAAAGAAAGATAAAGTAATCCAGTTAGTAAACCCGATTGAAATAGTGGTTTTACCTCATTTATTGAGATTTGAAGACTCAATCATTCACCTGAATTAGGGTGACAAGGTCAAGTGGCGTATTGGAGACGCACCCGATCACAAGGGCGATAGCAGGTTCGAGTCCTGTCTTGACCACAATGGTAAATGAAGAACCGGGTTAGGCTCCGGAACCCAAGCCAATGGGTTAAGCTTTGAACATATGAAGCACATTTATAACGGGTCTGCAGGCCCGAGGGTTCCAAGGCGGTAGGCAGCCAAAATGGGGGTTCGAATCCCCCGCCCTCACTATCTTTTTAATTATACAGCCCGTTGATCCTGGTGGCTCGAGTGATTGAGCCACTGGTGGAGGGGAATAAGGGGTGATAAGCCAGATTCGTATATTTCAGTATAATAAAAATAAGACATATGATAGCAGTAGCAGTAGCCGTAGGAACACCTTCAATTATGATTTTAACAATCGGATTTATAGTAGATAAAGTATTAGGAGAATAAGAGATACCAGATCCAGTTCGTATATTGAGACATAAATAAAGATAAGACATATGAAAAAGTTAATGATGATTTTAGGAGTGATGGTGGTAGTAATGAGTTCATGTACTGAGAATGCTCGAGCGAGACATTTTGGTGGTACCGAGACATTAGCCCTAAAGCCAAATGAGGTGGTATTAAACGTGACCTGGAAAGATAGCCATATGTGGATCTGTACCCAAGACACAATCACACGTGTGGTTTACTTCCGTGAAAAATCAAGTTGGGGCGTTATGGAGGGTACAGTGATAATTAAATAACCCAGCGCCCAATAACCAAGTATCTTTTTAATTATACAATACGCCCTGAGCCCGGTTTCATATCCCGGGCTTTTGGTGACCATGAGTATGAGCCAATTTATACAACAGAACCGAGACCGGATCCAAAACATGGATGGTAACCTAGATAGTGGTAACATTACAATTATTGGAGTCGATGGGCGCCTCGAGTTTTACTATTTTGAGAACGGGTATCTGGTAAGTTCGAGATCCCGGATCCATAAGTGGTAAGGGGGTCTGGGGTACGTACGCCGGCGGTATATATATGTGCGTAATATAGTAATATGGCCCCACGCGCGCCGGTGTCAATATAGCGCGGGGTGGTGAGGAACGTGACTTAGAGTAAAAGGCAGACTTCCCCTTACAATTCCCATCATGATAATATATCCTTATATATCCCCCACAATTAAATCCAAGTTTCCAAAACGGCCAAAGGGGGTAAAATCCACGAAAAACTAATCTCCTCTCTTTACAAAAATCCTTGGCGTCGATAAGATATATACGTATATTATAAGAAAATAAGTTATGCGACTAACAAGAGAACAAAAGAAAGAAAAAGCCGTTGAGGATCTAATCAACCAAATGTTTATCATAGCAGGCCATGACGTTACATTTGAAGACGTTAAAACGCGCCAAGATGATTGGTTTCAACAGTATACTATGACCATGGCTCAAAACGAGGAGTGGCAAAAATGGGGTAAAAAATACCTTCAAACCAATTTACGTACCCGAGCTAAACTAGCAGAAAAAGAAATGCAATGGTTCAGTTTACAATACGGATTAAAATACAGTGATTTTCCAGGTTTTGGACCCTATAACACAGAAGAAGATGGAACAAATTAAATGTTATTGCGGCCATACAACATATTGTGATTGTGACCCACTAGAAGAAAAACCATATGAATTAGGAAGTTGCCTTAATTGTGAGTGGAATTATGATATGTGCCCACATATGGATGAATGCTCAAAAAATACTTACCCAGAAGAAGATGATAAAACGAACCAAAATAGGTAGTTTCAGAGCATCATTTGTTCTAAGACACCGATGGGAGAAAGATTCCAATAGTACCATACGTAACCACACAGCCAATGACATCAGAAAGAATTGGCAATTAGGTATTTGGATTAAAAAGTATGAAGTCGTTGGTCAAGTAAGACTCCCTAAAAACCAGTGGTTACCGGATGATGTAGTAAGAGAAACATTTAGCCAATTTAATCTTGTAAACAATTACATGATAGGACTAAATTTAATTGTATGTAAAGTTTGGGTAGACTTTACTTTTAAACCAACATTTGGAAAACAATAAGCTATGAAAATAGACCAAGAAGAATTCAATCGCAAGGCACAACATATCATAGAAACAGTAGTTAAACCTCAAGTTGCCCGATATGAAAAGGCTAAAGCAATTGAAAAAGCCGCAGAAGAATTTGCTAAAAATCATTCAATATACCCAACAGCCCAAGATGATACCGAATATGGATTTAAACATGGTGCTAAATGGATGCAAGAACAACAACGAATAACGTTATCCTACTTTAGAAAAGTCTATAAAGATTTTCTTGATGAAAAAATTACCATGAGTAAAATGGTTGAATTACTTAATAATCCGGAAGATAATTAAATGTAGTATATACGTATCTTTGGATGTTGGGGTGGGGTAAGCGCTGCAACATAGGTTTTAAAAGTACTTGGTTGCCTGAAATATTTATATTATATTGGTGGCTATGATTTTAAAATTTTTATCTATACCCTTTTTATTTGCTGTTGGTGCTTTAGGTATCGTGGCTTGTGCTATATTTGAGTTGGTTAATATATTTATTAATAAACAATAAATGGCATCTACAACTTATACTGCTGCTCAATTATTTGGGAATCAAGGTGAAGGGACTTCATCTATTAATTTATCGGCAAGCGTACAATATCTTTTTACTGTTGATAGTAGTTCGGGTTCTGGGTATTTTACAATGGAGACAGTTAGAGATGGTATAGCTGTTATTCCTAAAAATACTTCGGGGTCTTATTTTACAGCTAGTGTTCTTTCCCCTGTTGTTTCAGATTATACTACAGGATTTGTTTTAAAACAATCTCCATATAATTCTTTTTCTTTTACTCCTGCTATTAATGTAACTGGTTCAACTCTTAGATTAAGAGGAGTTGGGGGTGTATCTTTAACTATATTTAACCCACTTTCTTTGTTTGCTTCTGGGGAAAAAGGTGTTTGGTTTGATCCAACAGATCCTTCTACATTATTCCAAGATACTGCGGGGACAGTCCCTGTAACAGCTTATGGGCAAAAAGTAGGGAAAATTTTAGATAAATCTGGAAATGGAAATCATGCAACTCAATCAAATGCTGCATTGCAACCAACTTACCAAATTGACAATGAAGGAAACCCAAATCTAACATTTTCTGGTTCTTATACTCAATTAGCTACTCGTGCAATTGATTTTACGGGAACGGCTCAAATGATGGTTGGTGTTGGTTTAAATGTAGTAGGATCTGCTTCTGCAGCTGCTGCCCTCGAATTAGGGAGTGATGTAAGTTCAGTTAATGGTTCATTTTTATTTGGTGCTCCTAGTGCTACAGCTGATCATAGTTTATATTTAAGAGGTACAGCAACTCTTAAGGCTGCAGTAAATAATGTATCTGATGGGGATGATCTCATTATAGGATTATTTGATATCTCTCAGGCAACTAAAGAAGCCCAATTAATTCCACGTTTAAATAGAGTCCAACTCTCTGGTTCAGATATTACTTGGACGGGTACAACAGCGGGGACTGGTAATTTTGGGAATTTACCTTTATATATGGGTGCTCGTAGTGGAGGATCTCTTCCATTCCAAGGAAAAATATATCAAGTAATAGTTAGAGGAGCCTTAACTAATGCAAGTGATATATCTCAAACAGAAAATCTAATAGATGCTAAATTAGATTAAAAAATCCTTGGCTTGTTAACCTTTTATTCGTATACTATGGGTATAAATAAAAAAAATAAAGGTTATGAAAAATGTATTTGAAAACATCGAAGAAATCCAAACAAAAGAACAAGCTAACGCTCGTATCAAAGAACTTAAAAAACAAATCCGAACACTAGAGATTGCTGTTATTGCAATCGGTTTGATCGGTTTGTCCCTAATCGTACTCCCACTACTTGGAATCCTATCATTTAATATATTGTCAGTTTTGGCTATTATTGGTGGTATTATTCTTATTGTAAAAGCATTTAAAGATGGAGAAATTCTTGAAACTGAAAAGTTTTTTCTCCTATTAATTTTTTCAAACAATAAAAAAGAAGAAGATGGAAAATAGTGAATTTAAACCGAGTAGAAAAATTACTACGGCTGATGGGACCATCATGTATATGTTTGATGGAAAACTCCACAATTGGGAAGGCCCCGCTTTAATCCCAGAAGGTAATACTCGTAAAAGAGAATATTATATCAATGGAATTAAAATGAGTGAATTACAATGGAAAGAAGCTCTTAAAGGTAGAGAAGGTTTACCTTGGTATAAAGGAGCAGGCGCAAAAGCGCGATTTTAACACGCAAAATAAAGGTTATGAAACGTATATCAAATGAGGAGGCTCAAAATTACGTACCATATGAACGAACTCCTTTATCACCCCCACCCACGTACTTTTCAGTTTTTGAAGATATTGAAGGGTGGGAAAATATAAAGTATTACACCCATCGTTTTAGACAAAGTGTAAGTGGTTCAAATGGAGATCAACATGTTTATGTTTTAGAAAGTAAATCTATGCCTGAAATGGTAAAGATAGGTTATACAAAAAATGATCCTATTGAACGAGCTAATACACTAAGTAAATCTACAGGTGTTCCTACTCCATTCAATGTTGTATATTCATACAGTTGCTTTAATGGTGAGAGAATTGAAAAAGCAGTACATAAACATTTTCGCAAACAACGTGTAAATAATCAACGTGAATTCTTTTATATTACCGCAGATGAAGCGATTAAGGTGATAGAATCGATAGGGGCTACGCTTGATTAATATTTATCAACAAAAATGGCATTAGATAATATATTTTCTTTATTTGGGTTTCCTGATAAAGATGATGAGGATCGAAAGAAATTAGAGTCTGAGTTAGATGTCTTTAAGGAAACTCCTCATTTCAAGTTAGGTATGTTCCATAAGTTGATAATGAATGGAAGTTTATTTTCAAAACAGGTTGTAAAGTTTTTCGCTAAATCGGATCCTGGACTTGATGTAAAAGGAATTGACATGGCCGGTGAATATATGATGTACACCCGAGCATGGTTTTGGATTGAACAAGTTAAACTTAGAAAGAAGGAATGGAAAGAAGCCTTAAAACAATACGCCAGTGAGGAATTCATCATATCAATAAAGCTGTCTATTAATTACTTTGAAAGTACAGAAGAATATGAAAAATGTGCTCACTTAAAAAAAATACAGGATTTTGTAGAAAAGAACTTGCCTAAGTAAAAGAAAGTTATTAACTTTAAACATATTTTGATTTTAAAATTGATTGGAATATAAAAGTAAAAGGAAAAATTTAAATTAGTAATCAAATAAAATAAAATGAGAAATAAAGAATTATTATTGAGACGGGTAGAGTCTCTAGAGAGTAAATTAAAACGTATGAGAAACGTTTTGAATGAACGTAATGTTGAAGCCGCAAGAGAAATTTTGCAAGAAATATTGGAATTAAGAGACGACATCCAATCAATTGTAGAACGAGAAGATTAATTAAATAAATAAAAGTTATGAATTTGACCCCCGAACAAATCCAAGATAATTGGAATGAATTAATGGATGTTATTAAATGTGATATTTCATCCCCTCGTAGAGAAAAATTATTAGAATTTTATGAGCAATATGCTGATCGTTTGGTATTAATGCCTGCTGCGCATAAAAAAGAATATCATAATGCTTTCCCCGGAGGATATGTAGAACATGTTTTACGCGTTATTCGATGTGCTTTAAAACAATATGAACTTTGGGCTGAAGAAGGAGCAGATATGACTACTTTTACTCTTGAAGAATTAGTATTTTCAGCCCTGAATCATGATTTAGGTAAGATGGGAGATGAAGAACAAGAATCTTATATCCCCCAGACCGATAATTGGAGACGTGAAAAGTTAGGAGAGGATTATATGTTCAATACTAAAGTTCCATTTGCTTCAGTTCCAGATAGAGGATTATTTATGTTACAGTCTCATGGTATTCAATATTCATTCAATGAAATGATTGCTATTCAGACACATGATGGTTTATATGATAAGGCAAATGAAAAATACCTCATGTCTTATATGCCAGAACAAAAACCAAGAACATCTTTACCTTTTATCTTACACCAGGCCGATTTAATGGCAGCACGTATCGAATTTGAACGTGAATGGTTACCTAAGTTAAAAGAGGATAAAAAGTCCGTGGATGCCGGAAAAGGAAATTTTACATTGGGGAATAAACCCAACATGTCTAAAAAGACATCAACCAAAACAAAAGCTCTTGGATCATTTAAGAGTGAAGGTTTAAAAAATATATTTGATAGCTTATGACAACAATAGTAATTAGTGTATTAGCAGTATTAGTCGTGATCCTAGGGTTCACGACTTATAATCTTCTCCGTAAAAATGAAAAACAAGAAGATATCGTAGCCGGTTATTTAGTTTACCTAGATAATTTATCCCGCACAATCGAAGTTTCAGAAAAGAAATTGAAAGAACTAGATCGTGGTGGTGTATTTGAAAAAGATGACGAAGTTGGGGTTATATTTCAATCAATTTTAAAAATTCAAGAAATCCTCAATGACTTCAACCTTAGAAAAATCAACAACTAAAATGCCTAAAAAGAAAGTTAGCAAAAATTATTTTACTCAGGAAACTGAGGATGCTATCGTTCTGTACAATAATACTACTGACTTTGAATTAAGAAGTCAAATTTATGAAGAAAAAATTCATTACGCTTTCTTCAAACTAACCCAGAATATAATCCATACGTTTAAATTCTACCATACCGAGGTTAGTGATTTAGAGCATTTACAACATGAAATTATTGTATTTTTATTATCTAAAATACATTTATTTGATCCTAGCAAAGGTGCCAAAGCATATTCTTACTTTGGTACCATTGTTAAACGTTGGTGTATACTTTATAATGATAAAAACTATAAAAGTAAAATTAGTAAGGTATCAACTGATGAATTATTAAAAGATGATACACATTCTTACACAATCGAACCATCAAATTCCGATGATAGATTGTCTAATTTTATGGATGAATACGTAGAATTTGTTAGTGTCAACATATATAAACTCTTTTCTAAAGAATACGATGCCAAGATTGCAGATGCAATTTTAGAGTTGTTTCGCAAGCGAGAATCAATTGACGTATTCAATAAAAAAGCCCTATACATCTACATTCACGAAATGATTCCAGATGCTAAAACTCCTAAAATCACTAAAATAGCAGGGATTTTATATGGAGTATTTAAGAAAAATTATTTATTCTATTTAGAACAAGGATATACGAGTTTTCAACTCTAGTAATTTTCTATATTTATACCCAAAAATACTTATATGAGTAATTTAGAATCAAACGTTTGGGGTAAGAAGAAGTTTTCTGATATCCTCAAAGAAATATACGATAATCAAAAGAAAAAAGAAGCCCAAATATCTGCATTGATAGGTGAATTAAAACCACTTATCAATGATATTGGTGATGCTACATTAATAGTTCCATTAATTAAAGAATATATGGAATTAGGAATCAAAAATGATGAGCAATTAGTTAAAATGGCTACCATTATTCAACGTGCCGTTGCATCTAATAAATCAGAAGATGAATCATTCGGAATGACCGAAGACGAAAAAGCACAATTGTTATCTGAAGTTAAGAAATTTAATCCACAAGGATAATGGCAATTTTTAAACAAGGTTCATCTACTACTATAGGTACAAAATATGCTAACCCCCAACCAAGTTCGGGAGGTAATAGGGATATTAGAAATTCAATTGCTCAAAATGATGCTTTATTTTTACGTGTTAGAGTACTGGATATTGTTTTAAATAATGATCATCCGAAATTCCCATCTGTTGGGGAATGGAATGGAATAGGAACAATCTTTTTTGAACCATTAGATGGTAGTGCAATTACTTCAAATTACGCATATCCCATATTTCCTCAAATTAAAATGTACCCATTAGTAAATGAGATAGTTTTATTATCTGCTATTCCTAGTAAATTTTCTGAGGGTGAACAAACAACCGAAAAAGTATATTATTATTTTCCTCCTATAGGAATTTGGAACCACCCCCACCATAATGCATACCCTAAAACCCCTAGCTATTCAGCATTACAAGAAAACCAACAAAATGACTATGACTCAGTAAATGGTTCATATGTAAGAAGAATAGATGAAGATCCAACAGGTATAAATTTAAACTTTACTCAATATTCCAACCCCAATCAAGATACATTTGTTGAAAAAGCAGATGTGCATCCTCTTTTACCATTTAATGGAGATGTAATTTATGAAGGTAGATGGGGTAATAGTATTCGTTTTGGAAGTACGACCATAATACCACAAGATTCTAACCCATCATTAATTACTAATAACTGGTCATCTACCGGTTCAAATGGAGATCCCATTACAATTTTAAGAAATGGACAACCTGTAAGTTCAAGTGATGAAGGTTGGATTCCTTTAACTGAAAATATATCACGAGATTTATCCTCAATATATTTAACCTCCTACCAAAAAATCCCATTTAGTATAGCGAATGAAAATTTTATTTCCTATACCACACCTCCCATCACCCCGGCACAATATACTAACCCCCAAATTATTTTCAATTCAGATAGAATTATATTAAATGCTAAAAATGATAGTATATTAATTAGTGGACAAAATTCAGTTGGTATATCTTCAAACGGAAGTGTTAATATAGAATCTACTAGTGAAATAAATTTATCTAGCAAATTAATTAAATTAGGAAATAAAAACTCTAATCAATCAGTTTTACGAGGAGACGAAACTGTAGGATATTTAAAAATATTAATTACCGAACTACAAAACTTAGCTGAGGCTTTAAAAGTAGTTCAAGATTGGCCTAGTGGGGCTCCTACCCCAAACCCCGTTATATTAACAGCGGCCAATTCAGCATTACAAGTTTTTGAAAACGTTTACAATGAAATAGATAGTGTTAAATCTAAAATTGTTAAAACATCATGATTTATTCTATAAAAGGAACAATTGTAAATAGTCAATCCCAAGATGCTATAAAAGGAGCAAAGATTTCTTCTTCCCCAACATCGTTTGCTTTTACTGACATTAATGGAGATTTTACTCTTACAGGTGACTTACCTGAAAGTGGAAGTATATCTTTAACTATAAATGCTTTAGGATATCAATTTATAACCCAATCCCCATATAAAGGAGATAATACTTTAAAAACAGATATAGGTGTAATTCAATTACAACCTGTTGTTTCAAGTTTAGCCGAAGATAAAATAAAATCAACTCAACTTAGTAGAGATCAAATTAAAGAACTTTCTAAAAGTAAAAAAGATTTTTCATATTACGCTGAAGAAAAATTATCTAATCAAGTTAATACTTTAAAAAATACTTTAATTCCTGCAATTATAACAATGATTGCTACTTTTGGAGTTACTAAGTTAAAAGATGTATCTCCTGATAAAATCAAAGGTATATTAGATAATGCTAATTGTCCCACCCAAGCTGAATTAACAAGTTTAATTAATAGAAAAAATAAATTAGTTAAACAATTGAATAATAGTTTAAACATAATAGATAAAACTACTAAAGCTTTAGGAATTACAGGGGGTATCATTTCTGCTTTAGAAATAGCCTTAAAAGTTCAAGTAGCTATCCCTTACCCCTTACCCCCAGCAGTAGGTGAAATTGCTAAAGTATTAGACAAAAAAATATCCCAACTAAAATCGGTTAATGCTGGTATATTGTCTATATTAATTATATTAAAACAAGTATTAACACAAGCTATTCAATTATTAAATTTACTGGATCAATTAGTACAAAAATGTTATCCTAATGCTAATCAAGAAAGGGTAGCGTTAGAATTAACAGCCTTAACAAACCAACAATCCTCCGAAACATCTCCAATAGTTACAAATGTAAATGGATTTGAAATAGGTGTTATAACAGAAGCAACAGATAATTCATTAAAACGTAGACGAGCTATAGCTAGAAATAAACAAGGTGTAGTAATGTTACAAGGAGATTTATCATTTAGTTCTATCGATCAGATATTAATAGATGAGCTTGTATTTTATATTCAACAAAACAATTTAAAAGCAGATTAACCCTATATTTATAATCATATGAAAAGCACAGATTTTAAAAAATTAATTAAAGAAGCTGTAAGAGAAGCAATTCAAGAAGAATTGAAGGATATTTTATTGGAAGCAGTAAAATCACCAAAACAAGTAGTTAGAGAATCATTTTCACCAACTGTACCTGTTCAACCTACAGTAAATCCAACTTTTACCCAACCCACATTTGATCTTAGATCAAAATATGCTGATGTGTTAGGTGAAACAGCTTTAAGTTTTACTTCACAAGATGCCGTCCCATTTAGACCACAAGTAAGTGACCCTGTAAATGGTAATCTAGGAGCAGGAGAATTAGGTATGGATCAAATTATGGGACTTTTAAACACTAAATAATGCCATTTAACCCTCAAACCATAAGTCCTGTTAACTTAAACCCAACAACTGGGTTGGGGGTTAGTATTCCTTTTAGTAATTCTAGTGTTTTTAGTTCAACTTATACTACTCAAGAAACAGTTAAAAATAATTTAATCAATTATTTTCTTACCAATCCTGGTGAAATTCCATTGAATCCAACATTTGGTGCTGGATTAAGAGCATTCTTATTTGAACAAATCACAGATATAACAACAAGTAATGTTAAATCATTCGTTCAAACTAAATTAAATACTGCTTTTCCTATGATTAAGGTAAGTTCTTTAGAAGTTTTAACTAATCAACAGGATAATAATGCTATCATAATTCAATTAAAATATTATATTCCTAATTCCAACATAAGTGGAAACTTAAACTTCCAATTCTAACCATGGCTACAACAAATAGAGACATAAAATATATTAACCGTGACTTTTCAGATTTTAGAGCACGTTTAATTGAATATGCTAGAACATATTTCCCACAAACTTATAATGATTTCTCAGCAACTTCCCCAGGGATGATGTTTATGGAACAAGCTTCATATGTTGGAGATGTTTTATCATTCTATTTAGATAACCAATTCCAAGAAACATTTGTTCAATACGCTCAACAAACAAACAATGTATTTGAATTAGCTTATATGTTTGGTTATAAACCGAAAACAACAGGTGTAGCTCAAACTAATATTACTTTTTACCAACAAATCCCCTCAAAACTTTCAGCATCGGTCTATATACCTGATTATGATTACGCATTGACTATAGAAAGTAATAGCACTGTATCTTCTCCTAATGGTGATACATTTTTAATTCAAGATAAAATAGATTTTTCTGTTTCAAGTTCCCAAGACCCCACAACAGTCTCAGTATATCAAATTGCTGGGAACGTTCCCCAATATTATTTACTTGAAAAGACTAGAAAAGCTATCTCAGCTGCTATAAGATCTACTGATTTTAGTTTTACTAATCCTGAACCATTTGCTACTGTTAATATAACTGATACTAATATTGTAAAAATATTAGATGTTACTGATTCTGATGGAAATATATGGTATGAAGTAGATCATTTGGGTCAAGAAATGGTATTAGATACAGTTAAAAATACTAATATTAATGACCCCAATATAAACGGAAACACACCATATTTACTTAAACTTAAAAAAGTAGCTAGACGATTTACATCTCGTTTTACTTCTCTTACAAACCTCCAAATCCAATTTGGATCTGGAAATCCCGATACTATTACTGAAGAAATTACTCCTAATCCTGATAATGTAGGTATAGGTTTACCATTTGAAAAAGACAAATTAACTGTAGCTTATTCACCTGTTAACTTTTTATACACAGGAACATATGGTATATCCCCATCCAGTACTACTTTAACTGTAAGATATTTAACGGGTGGTGGGGTTAATGCTAATGTTAATTCTGGAGTTTTAACAAACTTGAATAAATCTAACACTAAATTTAATCAAGTAAATCTTAATGGTACTACTGCTAATTATGTATTTGAATCATTAACTACCAATAATAATGTACCGGCTAGTGGTGGAACAGGAGGAAATACATTAGAAGAAATTAGACAAAATACCCTAGCAATAGCAGCCTCTCAACAACGCTCAGTTACTGCAGATGATTATTTAATTAGAGCTTTAAGTATGCCTTCTGATTATGGTGCTATATCTAAAGCATTAATTGAACAACCTAAATTAACTGACAATCAAGTTTCTACTATTGAAACATTAAATTTATATGTTTTATCTTTAAATGCTGCTGGTCAATTAGATTATGCTAATACAACCTTAAAAAATAACTTAAGAACTTATTTATCTCAATATAGAATGATTGGAGATAATATTGAAATCAGAGATGCATTCATTATTAATATTGGTGTTGACTTTGAAATTATAGTGCTTCCCGAATATAACAATAATGAGGTGCTATTAGCATGTATTACTGCTTTACAATCATATTTTAAAATAGATAATTGGCAAATTAATCAACCTATAATGTTGAGAGATTTATATATTATGTTAGATAAAATTAAAGGTGTCCAATCTGTTAAAACCGTAAATATCACAAATAAAGCAGGAACCACTTCAGGTTATTCACAATATGCTTATGATATAACAGGTGCTACTCAAAAACAAGTAATTTATCCTTCATTAGACCCTAGTATTTTTGAAATAAGATACCCTAATCAAGACATAAAAGGTAAAGTAGTTCCTTTATAATTCCATATTTATAATAAAATATATAATGGCTATATATAAAATATTCCCTACCAAAGATACTACTCTATATTCTATAAACCCCGGAATGAACACAGGGTTGGATGCTATTTTAGAAGTCTCTAATATAATAGCAGTAAATGGGTATCCTGAGATAGCTAGATACCTGATTCAATTTGATAATACTGAAATATATGATGTAATAAATAACATTGCCCAAGTTTCTGGAGGATCTTTTTATCTGAAAAATTTTATTTCTGAAGCACAAGGATTAAATCTTAATACTACTTTAGAAATTAGACCTACAGCTCAAGATTGGAATAATGGTACTGGACATACTGTATGGGATAATAATTTTGCAACATCATCCATAAATATAGTTAGTGATGGAGCATCATGGCTTTATTCAAATTATGATGGTTCGGGTACTTGGAGTATGAGTGGAACTATTAATACTCATCCATATGTTGGATCCTATAATTCTGCATATGCTCCATTAGGTGGTGGAAACTGGTTTACAGAAACAACATATCTGAGTACATCATCTTTTAGTTTAAGAGATAAAAAAGATATTGAAGTTAATGTAACTAATACCGTAAACGCATGGTATAATTCATCAATCCCTAATTATGGATTTATTGTTAAATTAACAGGATCCCAAGAATTCAACTCTACATCCTCAGTTCAACCTAGATTTAAATACTATAGTGTTGATACAAACACAATATATCCTCCATGTTTAGAATATAGATGGAATGATTATAAAACAGTCCTAACGGGATCAGCTACAGGAAGTATAATTAATACTGTAGACTTAAAAATGTCCTTAGCTGAAAACCCAGGCGAATTCTTCCCAGAGAGTGTAAATAGATTTTATATAAATGTAAGTCCTTTATATCCTACTAGAGTATATCAAACATCTTCATTATTTACTAACCTAAACTATTTACCAACTAGTTCATATTATGCTGTAAAAGACTTGGATACCAATGAATTTATTATTAACTTCGATACTACATATACAAAAATTAGCTCCGATGCAAATGGGAATTATTTTACACTTTATATGAGTGGTTTAGAACCTGAAAGATATTATAAAGTTTTAATTAAAACTATCATCAATGGTTCAACTATTATATTTGACGATAACTATTATTTTAAAGTTATTAACGGATGAGTGAAAGTGTAAATTTAAATAAAAATGTATATGATAAAAATCAATATACTAAAGTAATTGATACATCCTTCAAACAATTAGGGGTCCCAACAATTCAAGAACGAATTGCTGTTCAACCAAATACTAATGAGTTTTTTGCAATGTATAATGATTTATTTTATAATATACCAGAATTAGGTGAAACTAATTCACACGAATATTTAATTAAAACAAGTAGTGATTATATTGGTTTTCAAGCCAACCAAGAAGAAATAGATGCTTTACAAGCAGAAATTGCTCAATTAAGAACAGATTTATTAGATTCTCAAAGACAAGTAATAGCATTACAAACAGGAACAACATTAGCTAACCCACAATAATGACATCAGAAATTGTACAAATACTCCCCCAAAGCTTTTCATCTCAGGACTATAAAACTCAAGATGCTAGCTTGCTTTCTTCATTTAATGTAGGTACTTCTTTATCAACTAGTAGTTATATAGAATCATTTATCTATGATAATAATAAGAATATTTTATCTTCTGATTATAATTTTAAGAAATATACCGTCCTTAACAATGGGCAATCCGCCGGAAGTGACAATTCCATTTCTTCAATCCAATTAGACCCTGAATCAATATTAACCGATAGTGGATATAGTCAAGGGATTTATAATTTATATTTTAATTTCTTCAACTCCCAAATAGGTTCTAATCTCCAACAACTTTACATAACCGAAATTTCCTCAGACAGAACTGAAATTAGATTAGATAGTACTTCTTTAACTAATACGGATATAGTTGAACAAACTAATAACTTAATTCAACAACGAGAAAGTAGTTCTTATTTTTTAGATTTTTATTTAAACTTTGGAGAAAATCAATTAGCTATTGCTAATAATATTCAATTAGATAATCAAGATCCTAATAACCCAACCATATTAATTAAATTATACGAAGCATTACCTGCTCAATTTAATTTAAATTCCACATTGTGGGTTGTAACTCAACTTGAAACTCCTATTGCTTATAAAGTTACTTTTGAACCTATTCCAATTGTAATAACAGATACTACCCCGGTTAAAGGACCTAATTTTAATTTAGATTTAAAAGATCAAGTAAATAATTCTACTGTATCTTTAGATTATGCTTCTTTAACTACAACAACTTTAACAAGTTCTTTTAATCAATTGAGTAGCTTACTTGAAGAAAAAGAAATTGACATCAATGTTGATTATACAAATTTCAACAACTTTACCCATTTCAGTTCAGTTCAAGCTAGACTTGAAAATTTCTACTATAAAATGAGTTTATTAGAAGATTATTCATCTTCTATTTCTACATTAAATAATACTATTAATAATAACCCAAGTAGTAGTTTATCTATTTATCAATCCAAAATAAATGATATCATAACTAATTTTGATGGTTATGAATATTATTTATATTATACTAGTGGTTCGTATGCTTGGCCTAAAACAACAACCCAACCACCCTACGCACTTGCCAAAACAGGAAGTAATATAGTACTAAATTGGTTTGGTAGCTCTAATGAAACTAATTCATATTATGGAGGAATAAGTTTATCAGCTTCTATTTTTGATAATTTAAACCAAAATAATCTCTATTATTCAATCCCAGAATATTTAAGAGAAGATCCGGCAAATGAACCATATCAATTATTTGTTGAAATGGTAGGTCAATTTTATGATAATATTTGGATTTATTATAAAGATGTTACTGAAAAATATAATGCTGATAACCGTTTAGAAAATGGTATTTCAAAAGATATAGTAGCAGATGCTATTAGAGATTTTGGAATTAAATTATATCAAAATAATTTTTCAAATGATGATTTATATACTGCATTCTTAGGTTTAACTCCTGGTGGTGCTTTATTCCCCTTCCCTAACATTACAGGTTCTTTACCTACACCTAGTGGATTTGAATATATTAATACTTTAATATCTGCCTCTAACGATTATATGCCGTTAGACGACGTAAATAAGTCGCTATACAAACGTATCTACCATAACCTGCCGTATTTATTGAAGGCAAAAGGTACATTACCCGCTCTGCGCACACTTATTACTTCATATGGTATTCCTGATACAGTATTAAGAATTACTGAATTCGGAGGTAAAGATAAAGTAAATGTAAATGACTATGATTATTGGGAAGATACTTTTAATTATGCTTACTTTAATACAGGAAGTAATTTTATAAGTACTCCATGGAGAACTAATGGAATATGGGGTTCACCAAATAATGTTCCTTCAACTTTAGAATTTAGATTTAAAATAAAAGATTTACTTCAAATAAGCGGATCATCACCCGTAACACTTTGGAGAAATGCAGGAAATGCTCGTTTATCTTTATCATATACGGGATCAGGATTTGCTAGTGGTTCATATTCGGGTTCAATAATTAACCCCTACTACCAATATGCTACCCTAAAATTCACCCCAGACCCAGCCACCCCAGCTACTTCCGCTAGTATTTATTTTCCATTTTGTAATGAAGATTGGTGGTCAGTAATGGTTACTCGTAGTGGAAGCAACTTTAATTTATATGCAGGTAATAAAATATATGAAGGTGGTGACAATGGAACTTTATTAGGTTTTTATTCATCATCATATGTAAGTGCAAGTGACACGGCATGGACAGATTATAGCCTTGATGCTAACTTTCTTTCAGCAGGAACTGAAGCATATCTTCAAGAAATTAGATATTACAATACAGTATTAAGTGCAAGTGTATTTAAGGATTACATAATGAATCCTTATTCAATTGAAGGTAACTCAATAAATTCATCCCCTAACCAATTAGTCTTTAGATTACCATTGGGAGGTGAATTATATACAGGCTCAGTTTCAATTCACCCTAAAGTAACTGGATCTTGGGTTGCAACTAGTTCATTTGCTACTGATAGCACAGCTTCATTTGCCGTTACCCCAACCTTTGTTCCTAATACAGAATATTTCTTCTATGATCAACCAGTAATTGGTATTAAAAATGCTATATCTGATAAAATTAGATTAGAAGATAATACATTACCTACAGGAAATACCTTATCGGCTATTAGATCATTAGCTCAACAACCTAGTGTTAGTTCAAGTTATACACCAAATACTAATTTACTTGAGGTAGCATTTTCACCCCAAGATGAAATCAATCAAGATATCATGGATCAAATTGGTTATTTCAATATTGGTGAATATATTGGTGACCCTAGATTAAGATCCTCATCAGCTACTTCATACCCAGATTTAGATAATTTACGAAATGCTTATTTTGAAAAATATACTAAAAATTATGATTTAAACGATTTTGTTCGTTTAATTAAGTTCTTTGATAATTCATTATTTAAAATGATTAAAGATTTTGTACCTGCACGTACAAGTCTTGCTTCTGGAATTGTAATTAAACAACATTTACTTGAAAGAAATAAATACCCTCAACCACAAGTTGAATGGGAAGATCTAGATATTTCAGGTACTTTAAAACCAACATGGAATGATTATCAAGAAGGAACAGTAGAACATTTCGATGGTGGTGCTGGAGGTATGCTTAATGAATTCAATACCGTAACTAATATATCTCAAAGTTGGTACGAAACAATTCCTACAATTTCGGGATCGGTAATTGTATTGCATAATTCACAAGATGAATTTTACAACGGTGAATTTAGTGGATCTACATTAATAGTTACAACTCAAAGTTTAGCTCAAGCATATCCTTTAGAAAATTTCTCATTCGATTATACCCCTGTAAGATATAGTTACTCTGGGTATGATACAACTTCAGACTCCCACTTTCCTGAAAGTCAATTTTTAAATTCATTAACAGTTCCAAATCAAGGAGAAATTTTACTTTTACGCCCTTGGAGAGAAACCATTTATAACCCAAATCCAGTATTAATATCTGGACCTTCATTCGTAAAAATACATAAATTTGATAACAATGGGGTTGATAATTCAATTCCTTTAGGACAAGCAACTAAATTAGTAATAAAATATAGTGTTGTATCTAGTTATCGTACATTAGATATTTTAACGATAAATGAATATCCATCATATTATTTATATGAAGTAAATACTTTAGGTGATAATACAGCAGATAATTATATTCTAGATTATTCTGTATCTGCTTCGAATGCGGGAGCATTTATTATTCCAACACTTCCCCAAACACTTGTATCTTATGGTTCTACTACAGGAAACACAACCGGATACTTTGATTCTCTTTCAGGAATATATACTATAGGAAACACCCCAAATATTACCCTATATCTTTCTGGTTCCATGACAACCTCAGGTACTGGAACCGGTAAATTTGATTTAATATTAGTTAGACAAGGAGTTACTACTGCTATTGCCTCATCTACATTTACTGCAGGTACTCCACTTACAATATCTGCTAC